TCATAGATCTATCCTTTCTGTTGTTGTTAATCTTTTATTAAAGACGTATGAATCTCATCTAATTGTAACCTAATTATATCTATCTCTGATTCACACCATCCTATCTGTATGTATCTATAGTTTATCCATACGATACATATTAATAGAATTATCATAATTATCCTATACAAATTACTCATACATATCCCAATATGTTGATGACATTACATTACAAAAGCCTTCAATATCTTCTGTAGTTCCTACATCTGGTACACAATCTACAATAATTTCATTGTTACCATTAGTAATTATATATACATCATCCCATTCTTGAACTTGTATATCATTAATTGGTTCTGAAACTGCATTGAATGCAAACAACATTACCATTGTTACAACAATGTAGTATACTATTATATTACTCATAATTATCCTTTCTAATCAGCGTAATGATCTAACCATCTTTTACCTGGATAGAATACAGTTCGCCATTCTTTGGTATTAATTTTACCATTATTAACTGTAGCAAGTCTTACATGCTCAGCACTATCTTCATCATCAAACTCTACATGATACTCTAAGCCTAGTTTGTTTGACCATCTGATTCTTACTGAGAAACATTCCCAAGGACCAGATGTAAATCTTCTTACTATCGGCTGTCTATCTTTCAGGTTCCATGTCTCGTATGTCATAACTTACCTTTCTTTTGGCCAGGTAACTGCCTGGTGTTGACAGCTACCTGATAGAATCTCTAGGCTATAAACCTAGAGACTCATTGTATTGTTTGATATGTTCTGGTTGAACTTTTGAGTTATCTTTACTTGACGGAATATCATCCCATGATTTGTAGTAACCATTTGTTTTGATGAATTCTTCAACCAGCTTGTAAGCCTCGTGGTATGTCTGGTGCAGAACTCTGTTCTTTTGAGCCATCTCTGCTGGAAATCCAGAACTACCTGATTGCTCAACAACCTTCTCAGCTTGCTGTTTGAACTTGTTTCTTTGTTCAGCATGCCAATCTGTTCTCTCAAACAATCTTTGAAAGACACCAACTGTAATGTTATTCATTATATAAATCCAATTACTATCGTTGGGTTTCACAACATTCTCATCCTTCTGTATCTTTGCGAACATATCTTCGAAGGCTTGTGCTGATTCGAGGAAGTTCTTGGTCACAGCTTGGATGTCGTTAAGTGACGTAATCTTTAGAGGTTTCATTGCGTATCCTTTCGTTGTCGTTTCGAAGGAAAAAATCTTCCTTCACCCCGTTGCAGGAAGATTCTTTTCCCAAACGACAAGTACGAATGGATGCGTAATGTAATCCTAAAGATCGTCATGTACGATATGCTGTGATCAGAACTTGAATCAGCCATGCCACTTGTCATTCTTCTTGTCATTCTGGATGCAGAGAGAATTTGTGATGATACCCATATTGATTGTTTGTATTACTGCATGGTTGGTCATACTGTGTAGAGGAGAGACAAGCTGTCGGAAGGTGTTGTAATCGTGTGGACTGACACACCAGACACAACAACGGAAACCACAATGTCTAGTCGTAGTAGAGACATAATTCAAGACGAAGGGGGGTTTGGCAGACCCACCATGCGTATGACATACTGTGGCATGTGCTAATACAAAAAGGAGTCATGTTAAATAAGTCTCAGACTTGACACACACACACGAATAACAATATATTCAAGGCGTGGGGGTTTTAATCCTTTCGAACTCCCACACTAAATATGACAGAATTAACATTAAAGTTCCAGGCGGCACCAGCTGTATTGTTTTTAGAGACACGATTGCCTGAAAAGGTCATAGGGGGTTTGAACGAATACCTGGATAAACGCCACAATAAACAAGGTGAGGACTTCTCACACAAACTAGTGGGTCAAATATCCCACGGAGAACAACTAAAGATTGATTCAGAAGATAAACTGGTCTATCCATTTACTAAGATTGTTGCAAATTTATCACAGAATTACATAAATCAGTTCTGCAAGACAATTGGAGCAGAACCCTTACAAAGAATACCCCATATGCATAGCCTATGGTCGGTACATTCTTACGAAAGAGACTATAATCCAGTTCATGATCATGGTACGGATACCATTATGGGCATCTCATTTACCACATGGACTAAGATTCCGCCACAAATAGCAGATCGAGAGGACTATTCCTCTGATAATCTATTCAATTCGAGTGGATGTAGTGACGGATTCTTACAATTTCACTTTGGACAGACGAGTTCCAGGGGGTTGGAAGAGCTAAGACCACCCCTTTCAAGGACTATAAAGCCTGAAGTCGGAAAGTTACTGATGTTTCCCTCTTGGTGCCAGCATTGTGTATACCCATATGAAGGTAACGGAGAGAGGCGTACAGTAGCAGGGAACCTTAATATGGTACCCAAAGACCAAGTAGACGCATTTTCGTCTGTTTGATACCTTAAAATCAATTTAAACACTATAACAGGAGAGATATATGCCTAATGTAAATGGTAAGTCGTATTCATACTCTAAATCAGGTATGGCTGCAGCTGCAAAAGCTAAAAAGAAAAAGAAAAAAAAGAAGAAAAAAGGTAAGGGAACTAAGTAATGGCTGGACCTAAGAATAAACAAAAGCTCAGAAAAGGTATGATGACTTATGGTGGCAAGAGAATGCACTCATCAACAGCTGAAGGTTTAGCTATGGAACAGAATGTAAGTCATGGAGAAGGAACTGCTGGTGGTTTTAGAGATTATGTCTATGAAAAAGGTCATGGAGATGGACATGATTTATCTGAGGCTCAAATAAATAAACTATATAAACAATATATCGAAGAAAAAAATAGAAAGTTTATGAACTAATGGCATCACCTAAACCTAAGAATAAAGCCCTATACTCTAGGGTAAAAGCAGAGGCAAAGAAGAAGTTCAAGGTATATCCTAGTGCTTATGCCAACGCATGGCTTGTCAAAACCTATAAGAAGCGTGGTGGCAAGTACTAAATGGCTTACAAGGGCGGTTTACGCAAATGGTTCAAAGAGGACTGGCGTGATGTTAAGACAGGAAAGAAGTGTGGTCGTTCTGGAAAGAAAGATAAAGGCCGACCATATCCTGCCTGTAGACCCAAGAAGGTAGCTAAACGAATAACAAAGAAAGAAGCAGCTAAAAAGACTGGACCGAAAAGAGTAAGCTGGTCTGTTACTGCATCTGGTAAGAGGAGAAAACAGAAATGATGAAATCAATCAAAGCACCTGCTGGTTTTCATTGGATGAAGAAAGGTTCATCTTATAAACTAATGAAACATTCAGGTAAATTTAAGGCACACAAAGGAGCATCATTAACAGCTAAGTTTGAGGTACAGAAGAAACATGGCTAAAACACCTGCATGGACTAGAAAAGAAGGCAAGAACCCTAAGGGGGGTTTGAATGCTAAAGGTCGTGCATCTTACAATAAAGGCAGAACTAAGACTGGTAAGAAACGGAACCTGAAAGCTCCGAGTAAGAAGGTGGGTAATCCAAGAAGAGCCTCTTTCTGTGCTAGAATGAAAGGTATGAAGAAGAAATTAACTTCAAAGAAAACAGCAAGAGATCCAAACTCTAGAATTAATAAATCTCTTAGAGCCTGGAATTGTTAACAATATAAGGAATCTATTAATATGGTAAAATCAGTATTCAAAGATGTAGAATCACCACTAAAGTTTCTAACAAGTGATGGTATATCTAATGCATTTTTTAAGAATAATAAAATTGTAGCTGAAGGTTCTAAGTTCGATGGAATGATAGCTAATGAAAAAAACATCAATGAAGCATTTGACTTCCAGGACTATGATCTTGGAAACAATGATTTATCTATGGGTGATTCTGGTGAACAAGAATTATACAGAGCTATGATTGAAGTATTTAAAGGCAATATTCGTGGAGAAGAAGCTAGAAGAATCATGGAAGCTGCACAAGGAGAGTTTCCATTAGACTTTATAGAAAAAGAAAAAAGAAAGTTTATGCCACAACAACCTATGAATCCACCAAGTATGCCTATGAATGCACCTCAAAGAATGCCTGATACTATGCCAGCGCAGCCTATGAATACAATGCCAGGTAGAAATAGAATAGATGCAAACCAAGGTAACTTACTTAAACTAGCAACAATGAATAAATTAGGATTGATATCATGAGTCATGGAGGAAAACGTAAAGGAGCTGGCAGACCTAAAGGTATAACTGCTGGAACAAAGGCAGAACGATTAGCTGCTGAATTAGGTATGGGTCAAACAACACCATTGAAATATATGTTGAACCTATTGAATAACCCAAAAGTTTCTGTTGAAAAAAAGATGTGGGCAGCAAAAGAGTCTGCTCCATATGTTCATTCTAAATTATCATCTGTAAATAAAACTATATCAGGTGATGAAGATAAACCATTAACTGTTCAAATAGGATGGCGTAAAAAGAAAAACTAATGGACATAGTAATTCCGTATGAACCTCGCCCTTTACAGGAAAAGATTCATAACGAACTAAAAAGATTTAATGTTATTTGCTGTCACCGCAGGTTCGGTAAGACCGTATTTGCTATCAATCATTTAATTATGACTGCATGTGAAAAGCAAGAAGCAAGATTGGCGTATATCGCACCAACTTATCGCCAGGGAAAGGCAGTCGCTTACGACTATTTAAAAGAATATACAGATCCCTTAATGAAACTTGGTGGCAAACGTCACGAAACAGAACTGAAAGTTGATCTCTGGAATAAATCTAGAATTCAAATATTCGGTGCAGATAATCCAGACTCACTTCGAGGCTTAGGCTTTGATGGTGTAGTCCTGGATGAATATGCTTTAATGTCTCCAAGAGTATGGACTGAAGTAGTTAGACCTGCTGTATCAGATAAACTTGGATATGTGATATTTATTGGAACACCCATGGGACATAATCAGTTCTGGGATGTTTATGATTTAGCAAAACGAAGAGGAGAAGATTGGTATGCACAATTATATAGAGCTAGTGAAACAGAAGTTATACCCCCTGAGGAATTGGAAGAAGCTCGTCTTACAATGCCATCAGACCAGTATGAACAAGAGTTTGAATGTTCTTTTCAAGCTGCCGTTTCTGGCGCCTATTATGGAAAACAAATCCAACAAGCAGAGAAAGATAATCGTATATGTGATGTGGATTATGATCCTAGTGTTGATGTTGAAACTTGGTGGGATCTTGGTATAGGAGATTCAACTAGTATCTGGTTTGCACAACGAGTTGGAACTGAGATAAGATTAATTGATTACTATGAAACATCTGGTGAATCACTTGCACACTATGTAAATGTTTTATCAGATAAAGCTTATAACTATGGTCGCCATGTTGCACCACACGATATAACAACAAGAGAACTTGGTACTGGTAAGTCCAGGTTAGAAGTAGCTTATGAATTAGGACTAGACTTTGAAGTATGTCCTAGGTTAGAAGTAGATCATGGTATCGAAGCTGTGAGAAATAATTTAGATAACTGTTGGTTTGATAAGAACAGATGTAAATATGGTATTGATTGTTTGCGACAATACAGAAAACAGTTTGATGATCGAATGCAAACATTTAAAAATAAACCCTTACATGATTGGGCATCACATGGAGCTGATGCATTTAGATATGGTTGTTCTGTAGATGGACCAACCAGGACTGATTGGTTAAAGCCAATGCCAATTGATGTAAGATATATAGTATAGGAATAAAATGGCTAAAGGAAAACCACTATCAGATTTTGAAATCAAAGCAATATTAAGTGAACATATTAATAATTCATATGGATACTTTGATACAGAGCTTACTGACTCAAGAAGAAAAGCAACTGAATATTATTTTGGTGAAGCATTTGGTAATGAACAAGAAGGAAGATCACAAGTTGTTTCAACTGATGTAGCTGATACTATTGAATCTATACTACCATCATTACTTAGAATATTTACTGCTAGTGATAACATTGTAAAGGTTGATCCTGTAACAGAAGAAGATGTACAGATTGCAAAACAAGCAACTGATTATTTAAATCATATCTTCAATAAAGATAATAATGGCTTTGAAACTTTGTATTGTATGTTCAAAGATGCTCTTATTCAAAAGAATGGTATTGTAAAAGTATATTGGAATGATTCAGAAAATACTAAACAAGAATCTTATGAAAGATTATCTGAAGCAGAGTTCACAATGTTGCTAGATGAAGATGGTGTAGAAGTAAAAGAACATACAGAGTACAAAGACGAAACAGCTGCTAAACAAAAAAAGAACATTAAGGAACAAATTGAGAACGCAGCTCCCATAGAAGATACACAAAGCTCAATGATCATAGATCAAATAGATGACATACCAGTTCCTAATTTACATGATGTAGTTATTACAAGAACAGAATCATTTGGTAGAGTTAAAATAGAAGCTGTACCACCAGAAGAATTTTTAATTGAACGCAGAGCTAAGTCTATTGAAGATGCTAGTTTTGTATCTCATAGAACAACTAAGACAAGAAGTGAACTTGTTGAAATGGGTTTTGATGCTGACCTGGTTTATAGTTTATCTGAAAATAATTCACAAAGATACAATGAAGAAAAAGTAACAAGACACAGAAATCTTGATGATGACTTTGATAGATCAGTAGGTGATGAATCTACACAAGAAGTAGTAGTGCTTGAATCATATATGAAGATAGATGAAGATGGTGATGGTATTGCAGAACTTAGAAAGATCACAAGCGCAGGCGATAATAACTACACAATCTTGGATGATGTAATTGTTGATTCAGTTCCTTTCTGTTCTATTACACCTATTATTGTACCACATAGATTTTATGGTAGATCAGTATCAGAGTTAGTAGAAGATATTCAATTAATTAAATCTACTGTTATGAGACAGTTGTTAGATAATATGTACCTAACAAACAATAACAGAGTTGCTGTTATGGATGGTCAGGTTAATCTTGATGATCTATTAACAAATAGACCAGGCGGAATTGTAAGAACTAAAACTGCACCAGGACAAGTTATGATGCCTATGCAGACACAAACTATTAATCAACAAGCATTTCCATTACTTGAATATTTAGATACTGTAAAAGAAAATAGAAGTGGTGTTACTAAATACAACCAGGGAATGGATACTGATTCATTAAATAAAACTGCATCAGGTATAAATACTATTCTATCACAATCACAAATGAGAATTGAATTGATTGCAAGAATCTTTGCTGAAACTGGTGTAAAAGAAATATTCAAAAAGATATTTGAATTAGTTGTTAAATTTCAAGATAAAGAAAGAATTGTTAAAATTAGAAATAACTTTGTTCCAATGAATCCTATGGAGTGGAGAGATCGTTGTAATGTAAGTATTCAAGTTGGATTAGGTACAGGATCAAGAGATCAACAGCTTGGTATCTTAAATCAAATACTTAGACAACAAGTTGAAGCTATTAAGTTACAAGGCTCACCAGCTGGTCCAATAGTTAATATGAATAATATATATAATACTCTATCTAAGATAATAGAGAATGCAGGACTAAAAGATGTTGGTTCATACTTTACAGATCCACAAACTGGTATGAGAAATATGCCACCACAACAACCACCTCAACCTACTGAGTTTGAAAAAGTATCACAAATACAAACACAACAAAAAGCTGCAGCTGCTCAAATGCAATATGAAAATAGAATGCGTGAGATTGAGATGAAGTACCAAAAAATGATGCTTGACTTTGAAGCAAAAATCAAAGAACTTGAGATGAAGTACGAGTCAGATATTGATGAGAAAGCGATTAAGCGAGAAGCTATGACACTTAAAGGAATATCTGAAAGCAACAAACAAATGTTAGATGCTGCAACAAAACAATTATTACAACCTCAATCAAGTAATACATCTATAGAATTAAATGTCGAACCTACAGAAAGAAGTTGATAGAGGTACTAGAGCCAAAGCAATACTTGAAGATAGTCTCTTCCAAGAAACCTTTGACTCATTAAAGAATTCATACGAAGAAGCAATATTTCAAACTGCTCCAAAAGATGATGATGCTAGATTAAAAATATACCTGGCATATCAAATTTTAGGAAAAGTTGAAAACCATTTCCGTACTATTATGGAAACTGGAAAACTTGCAGGTAAACAACTAGAAGAACTTCGCAAGAAATAAACACCAACCCATTCAGGGAGTGTAATATAAACACCAACCAATAAGGAGTGTACTATGGCTGATGAAGCTATGAATGTAATAGATGCTGGTAAAACCATTGCTGGTCTTATGAGCAATCAAACAACTGAACAAGCACCTGCTACAGAAGAAACTGAAGCACCTGCTGAAGCAGTTGAAGAAAATCAAATTGATACTAAAGAAGATCAAGATGATGATACTATAAATCCTAGTGATGTTCCCTATATGAAACAGGAAGAAACTCCTGATGAAAATATAGAAACTGCTACGGAAAATGAAGCTGAACAAGATATTGATGAAAGTTCAGAGGAACCTTTTTATAGAGTGAAAGTCCAAGGACAAGAACTTGAGGTCACCCTTGATGAACTACTTCAGGGATACCAACGAGAAGCTGATTATACTAGAAGTAAACAAGACTTATCCTTAGAGAGATCAAGGTATAATGATTTGTTAAAAGAATCTCAAACAGAGATAAATCAAAAGCTAAGTAAGTTAAATGAATTAACTTCTGCTGCTCAATCACAGCTTAATGCTGAGTATGGCAACATAGACTTTGAACAACTATACGAAGATGATCCAGTTGAAGCAAGTAAGCTCGAACACAAAATGCGTAAGAAAGCTGAAAACTTAGAACGAATTCAATATGAGAGTATGCAAGCTCAAAATATAGAGCTTAAAAAGCATATAGAAAATGAACAGCGTAAAGTTGTTCAACTTATACCTGACTTTGCAAACCCTCAAAAGAGTTCCGTTATGAAAGGTGAAATGAAAAACCTTTTATCTAAATATGGATTTAATGAACAAGAGATAAATACTGTTTATGATCATAGACAAGTATTACTTATTAAAGATGCTCTTGCTTATGATAAGATTCGTAAAGCAAATCCCAAAGTTAAAAAGAAAGTTGTTAATGCTCCTAAAGTTATTAAGTCTGGAACATCAAAAAGAAAAGCAGAGATTGATGCAAAACTTAAAGCTAATAAACTAAATCGTCTCAGAAAAACTGGCGAGGTAAAAGACGCTGCAAAACTTTTCAGAGACTTACTTTAAATAAGGAGGCCTTATGGCACAACCAACCAACTTGTACGATACGTACGATACTACTGGTATAAGGGAAGATTTAGTGGATGTGATTTATTCAATATCCCCTGAAGATACCCCTATACTTTCTGCCATCCCTAGAACAACTGCTGCTTCAACAAAGCACGAATGGCAACTAGATGCACTTGCTGCACCTGCTGCTAACTCAGTTATCGAAGGTGATGACGTAACAATTGATGCTATGGTTGCTACAACTAGAGCATTTAACTTCACACAGATTCAGGATAAAGCTATTGCATTATCAGGAACTCAAAGTGCAGTTAATGCTGCTGGTAGAGCTGACGAAATGGCATATCAAATTGCTAAAAAATCAAAAGAACTAAAGAAAGACATGGAATTTGCTCTTATTAAAGGACAAGTTCAAGCTGTAGGTTCTGCTACTGCTGCAAGAGCATTAGGATCTATTCCTACATGGCTTGCTACTAATGGTGATGCAGGAACTGGTGGTACACTTTCTACTGGTTCTGGAACTGACTTACCTAACTCAGGTACAGACAGAGACCTTACTGAAACAATCTTAAAGACTGTTATCAAAGAGGTTTATGAATCTGGTGGAGACCTAGATCTTCTAGTTGTTCCGCCATCTGTTAAACAAGTTATCTCTGGATTTAATGCGAATACAACTCGTTTTGGTCCAGCAGAATCTAGAACAGAATATGCTGCTATTGATGTATATAGCTCAGACTTTGGTGATATTAAATTAGTACCAAATAGAGTTATGGCTACGACTAGTGAAAGTCTATGTCTAATGCTACAATCTGATATGGCTGCTGCTGCTTACCTAAGAGACTTCCAAATTGCTGATCTTGCAAAGACTGGTGATTCTGAGAAGAAACAACTCCTAGTTGAGTGGACATTGGAAATGAGAAATGAAGCCGCACATGGTATCATTTTAGACATTAACCAATAATAATAATTAGGGTGGGAGCTTCGGCTCCCCCCTTTATTTTAAGGAAAAATTATGTATTATAAATTAAGTGGAGTAGTTAAAAAAGTAGACTATACAGGCACAGCTGCAAATAGTTCTGCTATATCTGCTCATGTAAGATTTGTGAGATTGTATGCAACAACAGATTGTCATATATCAATTAGTAATCCTGCTGTAACAGCAACTGCTGCTATGACACCATTAGCTGCAAAAGACTATGAAGTATTTAAAGTTACTGAAGGGAATATTATCTCAGCAATCAGAGCATCAAGTGATGGCTCATTATACATTTCAGAATTAACGGAGTAACTATGACTGATTATAAATCACCGACTACTTTTAAATTAGGAACAACACAAACAGTTGCTGTTGGAAATTCATCAGCTGCTACATCAAATGCATTCTCTGCACAAACAAGAGAAATAAGAATTGTAACTACTGTAGATGCTTATGTTGAAATGAATGCAACATCTCCTACTGCTAGTTCATCTAGTATTATTGTTCCTGCTTTTACACCTGAATATTTTAGAGTTACACCAGGTACAAAAGTTGCAGTACTAAGAGTTGGTTCTACTGATGGAACATCAAGAGTAACTGAATTATCACAATGACACTACTTTCTAGATTCTCGAAAAGAGGACAAGATAGATATAGAGATAGAAGAACAGATACACCAAATGATAACTTACAGTTAGAAGATGGTACATATATTTTATTAGAAGCTGGTGACAATATTAAATTAGAACAGGCAGTTGGTACTGTATTTAGTGGCAGACCTATTCCTAACTAATGGCTAAAAAAGCAAAGAGCTACGAAGCTCATATAAGGATAGCAAAGAGAACATCTATTGGAAATCCTAATAAAACAAAACTAAAAACTAGTTCTATGAATAAACACAAAAGATTAAATAAAGGATTATAAATGGCAGATAGTAAAATTTCAGCATTAACAGCATTAAGCTCACCAGCTAATGATGATGAATTTGTCGTAGTCGATACGGATGCAGGTTCAACAAAAAGAATAACATTTTCAAATTTAAATACAGCTATATCTTCTGTTGCTACAAGTATTGCTGCTGATAATATATCAACTGGTGATGCTGCTGTTACTATAGCAACAAGTTCTGGAAGCATTACTATTGACGCGCAAGCAGGCGATACTGATATTATATTTAAAGGAACAGATAATACTTCAGATATTACAGCATTAACACTAGATATGTCAGAAGCAGGAGCTGCTGCATTTAATTCTACAGTTACTGCTACAGGATTTATTATTGGTAGTGCATCTATTGATGAGACAGAATTGGAAATATTAGATGGAGCTACTCTTTCTACAACTGAATTAAATTATGTTGATGGTGTCACAGGTGCTATTCAAGATCAACTTGATGCAAAACAAGCAACACTTACATTTGGTATAGCTAATACAAATGTACCTAAATTTACATCTGGTGTAGTTGATGATGACTTTTTAAGAATAGCTGGAACAACTGTAGAAGGTCGTTCTGCATCAGAAGTTTTATCAGATATTGGTGGTATAACCGCTAGTTCATCAGATACACTAACAAACAAATCAATAGACTCAGATAATAATACAATTACAAATATTGTAAACGCTGATATTAAATCTAGTGCTGCTATTGTATTTAGTAAGATGGAAAACCTTACAGTATCAAGAGCATTAGTATCAGATGGTAGTGGTGATGTTTCAGCAGCAACTACAACTTCAACAGAGATTGGTTATGTTAATGGCGTAACATCAGCTATTCAAACACAATTAAATACTAAATCACACATAAATTATAATTTAACTAAAACAGCAAACTATACCGCTGTTGCTGGTGATAAAATATTATGCGATACTTCAGGTGGTGCATTTACAATTACACTTCCTGCCAGTCCAAGTGCTGGTGATGAAGTTCATGTACTTGATGCAACTGCATCTTTTGATTCCAATAACTTAACAGTAGGTCGAAACTCAAAAAAAATACAAGGAGCTACTAACGACTTAACTATAACAACTCAAAATACTGGTATTGGTTTAGTATTCTACAATGATACTTATGGTTGGAGAGTCTTAGTTGATGCTTATGATGTTGATGTAACGGAGCTATAATATGGAAGATATTTACAATCCTAATCAAGATATCTATGTAGATAGAAGTGAACACAAACTTGTTGTAAAAAAAACACAGGATGTAACACCAATTCTTGAAGAAAACAAAATGTTTCGAAATCATATACCTGAAGCACAAAAAGGTGACTTTCAAAGAATTGCACAAATACCATTGATTGCTTTACAAATAAAAACCAAAGAATTACATGGTCACTCTAACTGGTACAAATTAGATAAAGATCAACAAAGTGATGTAATTAAAAAAATGGTAAACAGTAACGAATTTCAAAACTTTAGAATTGGGAGTAAGAAGTTATAATGGCTTTAAATAATTACGCAAATTTAAAAATAGCAATAGCTAATTTCCTAGCTAGAGATGATTTAACATCTGAGATAGATGACTTTATTGATTTAACAGAAGCTGATTTTAATCGTAGATTAAGAATTAGATCAATGGAAACAGTAGATAGTTCATTTACTATTGATGCAGAAACAGAAGCATTACCAACTGGTTTCTTACAAATAAGAAGTTTTGTTCTTACAAGTCCTACACCAGATAGAGCTTTACAAGTAATGACACCATTTCATCAAGCTAATACACAAGGATTTAATAATTCAGGTACACCAAGAGTATACTCTATTGAAGGTTCTAATTTTAGATTTAGTCCTGTTCCTGATACAGCTGCAACAGCCAGATTAACATTTTATAAAGCCTTTGACAGTTTAAGTAGTACAACTACTACTAATCATATTCTTACAAATCATCCTGATGTTTACTTATATGGTGCATTATATTTTGCATCTACATTTATTAGAGGCATGGATCAGGGAACTGTTGTACAATTTAAAACACAATATGAAGCTGCTATAAAACAAGTTGAAGATGCAGATGATCTTGATAAATACAATGGAACTCCATTAGTACAAAGATCAGATATTAATATTAATAATTTAGATAACGTAGACTGATGCAATTACCTTTTGGAGAATGGTTACCAGATTTACCAGATCATGTAAATCCAGGTTCAACACAAGCATTGAATGTATTTCCTGCTGTAAATAGTTACAGACCATTTAAAAAAATTACTGCAACATCTAGTAATGCAACTACTGCAAGATGCCAAGGTGCAAAAGCATTTAAATCAGATAGTGGTGTAGTTTCTATATTTGCAGGTGATGCTACTAAACTATATAAACTAACATCTAATTCATTTGTAGATGAAAGTGGTGGAACTACATTTAGTTTTCCTGCTGATTCTTATTGGGATTTTATTAGATTCGGTGAGGTAGTTATTGCTTTTAATGGTGATGATGCACCACAAGCCTGGACACTTGATGGATCAACTGACTTTGCTGCTCTTTCAGGATCACCTCCTGCATTTAGACATGCTGCTGTTGTAGGTAATTTTATTGTTACAGGTTTTCAACCAACCGCACAAAATAAAGTGCAATGGTCTAGTTTTAATAGTCCTACATCCTGGACTGTTGGAACTAATCAATCTGATTCAGAAACATTACCTGAAGGTGGTGTTATTACTGGAGTTACTGGTGGACAATATGGATTAATATTTCAAGAATCTCGTATTACTAGAATGGATTATAGAGGCGGTAATGTTGTATTTTCTTTTAGAAGAATAGAAGATAACAGAGGAGCTGTACAAGGTAAAAATGTAATCCAAGTTGGAAATCTTGTATATTTTTTATCTGAAGATGGATTTTATGTAACTGATGGGTCTGCATCAAAACCTATAGGAGCTAATAAAGTTGATCGTTTTTTCTATAATGATTTAAAGTTTCATTTAAGAGAAAGAGTTAGAGCATCTTATGATCACCAAAATAAATTAGTTATGTGGTCTTACCCATCTTCTACTGGAGCTAATTCAGGTACACAGAATGATAAAATATTAATATATCATATTGCTAGTGATAGATGGTCTATTGTAGAAATAGATCATGAATGTATTATTGATTACTTATCACCTGGTTATACATTAGAAGAACTTGATGATTATCCAACTGCAGGAACAAATGATATTGATGCTATAACTGTTTCATTAGATAATGCACTATTTATAGGTGGGCTTAGAAGTGTAGGTGCATTTAATACAGATCATAAATTAGGTTCTTTTGAAGGTGATACTTTAGCAGCAGAAATTGGTACAGGTGAAACTGAATTAGTAAAAAATAATCGTGCATTACTAACTCATGTTAGACCTATTGTAGATACAAATACTGCTACTTGTTCTGCATCATTTAGAAATAGAATAGCAGATACTCAAAGTAATACATCTCAAAATACTATGCATAGTACAGGAACTATACCATTTCATAAATCAGCACGATATTTTAAATTTAACTTACAGATACCAGCTGCATCTACTTGGACTGATGCACAAGGTCTAGATGTAGAAGCAATAAAAGAAGGATATAGATAATGTCAACATTTGATCAACTTGTAGCAAAATATAGAAATCTTAGTTATGGCAGATTAACTGCTAACAATCCATCAGCATTACAAAATGTTATATCACAAAATAATGGATTACTAGGAACTCAAATGATACCAGGAACAGGTAATTATTTTGAAACTATACCAGAAGATGAAATGAATTTTATAGATACACCATCAGGAAAAGTTGCACAAAATAGATTTAGAGTAGATCCTAATACTGGCCAAATAATCTTTGGAACACCAGGAGGACAACTTAGTAACAATACAGGAGTATATGATTCAAGTATTGATTATGGTGATCCAGGTTATGCTAAAAGATTTGGTGGTACTAATTTTGATGGAAGCATGGATCCTACTGGAACTACAACTGGAATACCAGTAGTTAGAGGCGGTGATGGTAACAATCCATTTCGTAACATGACACAAGAAGAAAGAGATAGAAGAGAAGCAAAAAGTGGTTTAATTAATGACTTTATGGATAATAAATATTTAAGCCAAAGAAAAAAACAAACTAAACTACCTGGATGGTTAGGACTACTAGATACTTTTTTTGATACTTCTCTTGGAGACATGGCAGATGATGTTTTAGATTCACAACCATTTGGAGTAAACAAACTTGGTATAGCAAGTACATATAAAGGATCAAGTAATGTAGATAGAGATCCAGCAGATTTTGGAACACCAACAACAGGTGTATCAGCAAGTGATGCAGACTTAGGTAAAGGTGATGGATCTGGTTATGGATCATCTGCTGCACCATCTACAGGAGTTTCTGGAGTTGATGCTGATACTGGTAAATTCTCTGGAAGTAAAGGAGAAGGTGGTGGAGGTTTTGGTGGACCAAGTGGACATGGTTCTGGTAAACAAGGTGGCAAACATGGTCCATCTGGTAAAGGTAAAGGAACATCTAGATTCTAATGGCTAGTAAACAAAACTTAGAATATGTTTATAACTACCCTGCTTTTACTTTACAGGGTATATTATTATCTACATATGAATATCAATTAGTATCAGAAGATATTACTAATCAATTAGTAAGATATCATAATTCTGAAAACCAGGAGGTAGTATCATGGTTTCTTGCATAAACTGTAATCACGAATGTCATTGTAGCAATAATGGACAATGTGCTGTATGCAAATGTTCTAACTGCGAACACGAAAATGCACTTGATGAATTTTGGAAAAGAGTAGAAGATGGCTCACATATACAAGAATAGTAAAGTTGATTTAACAACTACTGATGATACTTCATTGTATGTAGTACCAGAAGATACAACTTCTATTATTAAATCTATTTTAGTATCTAATGATGATACAAGTAATGCATCTCATGTAACAGTAACATTATTAAATACTGCAAATGATGTATTTAGTTTATTTAAACAAAAGAACATAACAGCTAAAACAACTGAAGAATTATTAACTAGTCCACTAGTAATGAACACAGATGAAGATTTAAAATTCCAAGCAGAAAATGCTAATGATCTTCATGTAGTAATCAGTTATTTAGAAATTACATGACAGAACCTGTATTTATACCTACTGAAAATATCAAAGAAGTTTTTCCTATGTGTAAAGATTCTATTGATAAAGCATTAAAATATTCAGGTAATCATTTTAATGTAGAAGATATTTATGATTCATTAACTAAAGGTGAAATGCAACTATGGATCCTATGGAATGTAAATAAAAAACAAAACTTTCAAGGTTGTGGAGTTACTAAGATTCTTCAAAGAACAAACTCAAAAGCATTGAATGTTTTTATTGTTACTGGTCGTAACAGAAAACAATGGCAAAATAAAATGACTGTTGTTGAAGATTATGCTAAACAACAAGGTTGTACACATATTGAAACATATGCTAGACCTGGTTGGTCTAAACTTTTAAAAAACCAAAATTATAAAATAACACACTATATACTAGAAAAAAAATTGGAGGAATAATATATGTCATCTGGCGGAGGAAACACACAGGTTACTACTGAAAAACCATATGAACCATCTGAACCATATCTAAAAGATATAATGTCAGAAGCGGAAAACATTTATCAAAGTGATGCAGGTAAATCATATTTTCCAGGTTCAACTGTAGTACCATTTGCACCAGATACAGCTGCTGCTTTGGACTTACAAAGATCTAGAGCTTATGACCTAATGGGTCCATCATCAATTTATAATACAGCTGTAGGCACAGCTACTGATGCTGCAACTGGAGCTATGGGAACTTCTTATGGAGGACCAAATCTTGGTATTGGTATTGGATCTAGTTTTATGAATAGACAATCTGGTGGTTTAAATAATGCTTATAATCAACTTACACCACAAGCTGATTATTTAAGTAATGTAAGAAGTGCAATTAGTAGTGATGTTATGGGAGATATTCAATCTCAATTTGGTGGTATGGGTAGAACAGGAACTAGTCCTGCTGCTCAAGCTGCTGCTAGTAGAGCCTTTACTCAAGCATATGCACCTATTGCTCAAAGTGCTGCTGAAACTGAAAGAACAAGAGAATTACAGTCTGGTGAAAGAGCAATTGGTAGACAATTTAGAGCTGATCAATCCCAAATAGCAAGAGAACAACAAGCATTAGAAGCTCAACAAAGAAGATTGTATGGAGCTAGTCAAGCCGATATAGGTCGTGGACAACAAGCAAATGAAGCTATGTTAAGAAGAAGAATGTCAGGAGCTAGTATGTTACCAACACTACAAGGTAGTATGGATGAAAGAGTTAACATGGGTATATCTGGACTTGGTGGAGTTGGTGCTGCTTATGAAGATTTAGCTGGTAGACAAATACAAGATCAAATAGCTAGATTTGATTATGAACAACAATCTCCATTCATGAGATTACAACAATACGCTAGTTTAATTAATCCAATTGCAGGTAGAGGTACATCTCAATATGCATCTGGACCATCTGCTAATCCATTACTATCAGGATTAACTGGTGCATACATGGGATCACAAATGTTTGGTGGTAATCCATATGGTATGGCTATTGGTGCATTAGGCGGAATATTAGGATAGGAGATTATATGGTACACAAACCTGGACACAATTCACCAGTAGGTAGTTTTTCTGTTAACTTACCTTTTCAATCATCTAGATTTACAGATTTAGGACCAACAGAAGAATATAGAAGAGCTACAGGTCAAATGACTTCTGATCAAAATCAAAATGTTTTGACTCAACAAATGAATGCTCCTCAACAAAAAATTAGTAAACAAGTTAAGCCTACACAATCTGATATTAGTTCTCTTATTGGTACTACTGGCAATCAACAAATTAGTGATTTAAGTTTAGATTTATCATCAACATTAGAAACTAACAAAACTAAAGATGATTCTTTCTTTGGAAAACTAACTGGTATAGCTCAAAACTTTTCAGAAAATATGTCATCACCAGGTTTTTATGAAGCATTAGTTATGCATCAAACAGCTAAAAATGGTGGAGACTTTACTGATGTATTACTTTCAGGAATTAAAGTAAGGCAACAAACTCAAGATAGATTATTTAAATCTGCTTATAATAATGCTAATTTAGAACGAATACAAACAACAACAGATCTTAATAAAACAAGATTAGAACAATTAAATAATCCAGAAACAAAACCAACTGCTGATAAAATAGTTACAGGTGATGATGATCTTAAATACTTTTTAAAAGCTGATGGTAGTTATGAAAGAGTTTTTCCAGGACAAGAGAAACCAACTACTGAAAAAACTGCAACTGATGAAGGACCATTTCCAAAAGACTTTAATTTATCTAATGTAACTAAAAGTGTTAAAAACTACATAAAAGGAGAATACTTTCCGAGAGTAGATTTAAGTGAAAACATAGAATTAAATAGTCAATTAAATACTATGTCAGATAGAATTGCTAATGAAGTTGCTCCATTAATTAAAGACATGGGTATCAATAAAGCTATAGCATCTGTTGTAAATAAATATGAAGCAGGTGGATCTTTTACAGAAATACCAGCATCTGGCCAAGGATACTTTGATGGACCAGCTATACCTGCTAGACCAACTATTGATTTATCTGCTGGTTCTCAATCAGATCCATTAGAACAATTAATAGAAGCTAATATGAAAGCTAATCCTGAAATGTCAAGAGATCAAGTTGTTGCAGAAATCATGAAATTAATTAACGCTAACAAAAATATGTAATGGCTTTTAAGTTTGTATATCCTAAAAATATTGCAAGTACTATTGGTGATGCTGCTATTACTGCAACTAAACTAGCTCCTGCTACATCTAGTACTTTAAGTGTTAATGAAGATGTAGAAACAAAACCATTTACATTTGTTACTGATTTTAGTTTAACTGATGAATATAACAGAGCTACACAAGAACCAGATAAACCTGGATTTATAGAAACACTTAAAAGTCCTTTTGAACTATGGAGATATAATAGTTTACCTGTAGCAGCATATCAAATAGCTAGTGGTGAAACTAAAGGTAAACAAGCTCAAGAATCATTTGATTGGTTACAAGCAAACCCAGATATTAAATCTGGTGATGAATATGATTATCATACAGCTATGTATCAAAGATATGGTTATTCACTATCTACACAACCATTTTCATTTGAAGCAGTAAAAGAAGGTATACAATCTAATCCAGCTATGTTTGCTGGTGAAATGGTTAATTCTTTAGTAGCTGATCCTTATTTATTAATACCTTGGTTTTGGGGTGGATGGGCAGTTAAAGCTGCACAAGCTACTAAAATAGGTATGCAAGTTTCATCTGTTATACCAAGAATTACTAAGGGTACATTAACTGCTGCAGCTGCTACTCCAACACTTGCAACTTATAGTACTATTCAACAACTATCAGAAACAGGTGAACTAGATCTTCCTCGTATTCAAGGAGAAGTAATGACTGGTGGTCTAGCTGCTTTTGGACTTGGAATGATAGGTGCAGGAGCATCTAATAAAGCTAGTAAAATATTAGGTGTTACTCATGATGAAGTAAATTTTAAAATGAAAAGAGGAATTGATAGACTTGCAGAACAAGGAGATCCATGGGCGCAAAGAATTATAAAAGATTCTAAAGATGGTGTTAAAGTATTTGATGATAGTTTGCAGAGTATATTAGATGACATTGAAACATCAGACTTAAATATAAATTTAAAAGATATAGATATTAAAACTACAACAAAAGAATGGAAAAACAGTAAATACAAAAATACATTTGATGATCTTAATGATTATGTAGGTTTTAAAAAAGAACTAAACAAAGTCAATGCTAATAAAAAGTATGATAAATTACCTGATGATGTAAAAGATCGTAAAGCAAGAATAGAATACATTAATAAAAAAACTCAGGTAAACAAAGTCAAAGAAGCAATGCTTGACGAAATTATGCCTGATGTAAGAAACTCCTACAATCAAATGTTATTAGGCGGTGTACAAAAATATTTTAAGATACAATCTATTATTGATAATAAAGCATTGTTAAGATCAATTGAAACAATGGGAGCTGCTGGTCTAGCTGGTGGTGTTGGATATTACATGTCCAATCCAAAAGATGGAGCATTCTGGAATGGTTTTGCTACAGCAGCTGGTGCTGTTGGTTTATGGAAAACTGGTGGATCACTCTATGCAAGACATAGAATGTTAAAACAAGGCAATAAATTAATTACTAGTTCATCTGATGAAATAGCAAATAGACTTAAAGATATTAAAACAGATTTACCAGAAGGTGTAAAACTAAAAGATATAGGTCTTGCATCTACTCCAGAGTTTTATACAAATCCTAATATTAAAAAAGCAGATATTAGAAGATTAGGTAGAGCTGAAGAAATACAACTAGCTAAAGGTGAGATAATGACAGGATATCTATTAGATGGATATCGTAGTGCTGTACAAATTTCTGCAATAGATTCTAATAGAATGAAAGAAGTTGTTGTTTCAAAAGTACCTGACATAAAAAGAAGAGAAGCTATAACAGCATATTTACAAGAAGATGTAAAAACTACCAAACTATCAGCTACAGAATTAGAAGTAGCAAATGATATAAAAAGAGTTCTTAATGAAATGTGGAAAGTAACTCAAGGTACAGAACTTAAGTTTGATTTCTTTAAAAACTATTTACCTCAATATTGGAAATTTAGTAAAGCAGGTGGAGATAATCTTGCAGATCCAACTTTATCTGAATCATTAAAAAAACTAATATTAGATACATCTAAAAGAGAAAACACTTTATCAGGTAAAACAATATCTGAAATGGATAAGTTTTTTCCATCATATAAAGCAGGTATACAAGCAGGACTAGAACCTCTCACATTAGATGCTGCTGATATAATGACTCGTTATATTAACAGTACAACTAGAGCGTTAGCTCAAAGACGATTAGTTAATATGATTGCTACTTATAGAATACCTGGTCGTAATGATGGTTTAGGTAATAATGCTAAATTAATGTACAATAAATTACCAACTGGTTTAGTTCATCCTGAAGATTATGTACAATTTTATCATCCTGCTTTTATTAAAGGATTAACAGATCCAAGTAAGTATACAAAAAAACAACTATTGGATATGTCTCCTTATGTATTAAGGGAAGCAGCTCCAACACTTAGAATGTTATTTGATGCAAGAACTGACGGAGCTATATTTAGAGCTATATCTAATTTAAATTTTTTACAAAAAAGATTTAGTGTTGGCTATTCATTCTTCCATGCAGAAACTTTAATTAACAATATGATGTATACTGGTTTTAGACCAGTGTATTCTGTGCAAACAGGTTTATCTGCTACAGGATTAGGTAATATATTTAAACATTTGCCTGGTGGTAAAATGATAGTACCTCAATGGGAGAATACATCAGCTAGAGCTATGTTAAAAAGCGGTGGACATTATGATATGTTAAAAGCTGCAACTAAAGCTGGTGTAGAATTTTCACATCCAGACGATATACCAGTTAATAGATTCTTTAATATGTTTAAAGGAGCGCAATCATATCTTGATAATAAAATACCTTATGCAGGATACCTTGCTAAACAAGGAATTGAATATGCAGTTATAAAACCATTTCAATACATAGATAGAGTAACTTGGGATCGTGTATTTAATGTTGGTAAATTATATGCATTTCAAACTAACTTAATAAAATTAATGGATGATCCAAAACTTGCAGATATACCATTAAGAATGAAAATGCAAAGAGCAGCTACTGCTACAAATGATATGTATGGTGGTCTTAATTGGATGCAATTATATAGAGATACAACAGATCCATTTTTAAGAGAATTAAAAAAACTTGCATATACTCCTAAAGGTCGTAGATACCAACAATTATTATTATTTGCACCTGATTGGACAACTGCAAACTTTAGAGTATTAGCTAGTGCTATGCCTGGAATAGGTAAAGATCCACTGGCTAGAAAACTCTATCAAGCATATGCTTTAAGAGCAGGTATTATACTTGCTACTGGAGGAAGTGCTTTACAATATATGTTTACTGGTAAGACATTATGGCAAAATGATGATCCTACTAGAGTAGATTTAGGTAATGGTTATAGTTTAACTTTATCAAAACAATACTTTGAACCATTACATTGGGCAACTGCACCAGTTAAAACTGCTCTTAGTAAACAAGGCTCTACACTTAAACTTGCAGAGCAATTCTTTTTCAATAAACAATACTTGACTTCACCATGGCCAAGTCCTATAAGCAAAGCAGATGTATTCTCTTTACAGAGATTAGCTGATTATTCAGGACAAGCAGCTATGAGTATGGTTCCTTTTGGTTTAAGAAAGATTGTTGAAGAAATAGTAGATGGTGACAAGATTACCATTCAAGAAGCTGCTGGGTTTTTACTAGGTAATCTAGGACATCCAATGTACAAAAACCCAAGAAAACCAAAATACCCTGGATTTATAGAATTTAGAGATTCTGTAGATTACACATTAGGGTTTAAATAATTAATAGGAGGAAAACACTATGGCTGGAACAGGCGTAGGTAAATTTAGTTCAACTGCTGGTAACAATACTAGCAATATGACTACAAACTTTGCAGAGAATATGGCACCAAGTAATGTCAATAATGCTGCAAGAGAATTGATGGGGCATATCTATGATATGTACAAACAATTAGGTGATGGTTACTTTGAGTTTGGTGACGGAGATGCTACATATACTGTAGCTAGATCTGATGCTGATACTATAACTATAACTTCATCATCTGATATTTCATCAATATACTTTCCAGGTAGAAAGATAAGAATCACTGATGGTGGTGCTAATGTTGTCGAAGGCACAATAGCATCTTCTTCACACACATCTACTACTCAGACTGTAAACCTTACAGGTATCTCGTTGGCTTCTGGTACTCCTACAAAAGTTGAACTTGGTATAGATACAGCTGCATTTGGTGGAAGAATAATTCTTGATGATGATGGTGATACTTATATTGAAGCTGTTACTGATGA